AGTTGTACGACATCTGGAATTCATCTGAGTCCTCTCCAATTCTTAGCATCTCTTGCTTAATAAATGTTTTATAGTTTGTGTTGACCTTAGATACATCACGCCAGTCCCACTGAAAATGGTTCTGTCTACGACCTCGTTCAGTCTGCAGTCTTTTGTTTAATTGAATAGCTTTATAGAAGTTATTCTTAGAAGTTGTAGGAGTACCTGTCTTTACCATGATACCAGCATAATAAGCCAACATAGGAGCAATAGACTTAGAAACTACAAAGTCGTCTGCTTCCTGGCACTCATCGATAACAATAAGGTGGAAAGACTTAGACTCAATCTTGGCTCGTGGGTTAGCAGTCATCATTGTGATGCTACTGCCTGAATTCTTTAGTCTAACCATTCTAGTTACACCACCAATTTTGGCAGCCTGGTCATCTATCTCTGGGTCACCAAGTAGCTCTTGGGCTCTTTCGGAAGTCAACCGGCTAACGGTACGGCCAAACAAAGTTTCTGCCTGTCCCTCTGTAGGAGCAAACAAACCTACCCAAATACCGTTTTTATACTTATCTAGGAGCTCCGGATATAAAACAGATAGCTTAGGAAGAAGCACCATAAGCGTGGCTACTGTGTTGGCAATAGTCTCAGATTTACCTGACTGACGAGAAGCTAGAGCTGTAATCTCATCACCTTTACCGATGAGCACTGCCTCAATAATTCTTCTGGCTAACGGAGCTTGATAGTCGTGAAGTGCGTAACCTACAAGACCATCCATAAAAAGCATTATCTTGTCAATTAATCGGTCAATAAAATCTTGAGAAAAAACATCTTCTTCTTCCTCTTCTTCAAAAGGAAGGTCATCTTCATCATCTAAATTTCGGTAGTACTCTGGGTCAATCTCTTCAAATTGAGGTTCTTCATCTTCTGGGTCTAAGTCCCATAGAGAAGTATCTACTGCCTCATAATTTTCATACTCTTCGTATTCTTCATCTTCTGAATTCATTAGACCCTCTTTTGTAATTCTTTAATAATAGCTACTAAGGCCTCTGCCCCCATAAGAGCTTCATCAAGAGCAAACTCACTTTTATCACGCTGATGGTGAGTGATTTCTTTTCCAATAACATATAAGGCATTTTCAGCCCACATAATTAAATCAGGCGTCCCAATCCCAGACACTCTCTTCTCTAGCTTTGTAGGCTGGCGGTGTCCATCCTTCTTCAAAATCCTCATCAGTTAATATCCGTCCTTGTATCGCGTTATTTAGTGCCGACTCTTCGTCTTGTTGTTGTCCAGTCCATTTACCAAAGACTACTGCCTTGTGAAAGGGTAGCCTAAAAATTAATGGTGTTGATGTTCTAAATGGATGCTTGATTTCTTGCGTCCATCCTCTTACTACTAGTTTATATCCCCATTTTACAGGAAAGTCTATAAACTGTACAAATCTTTTATTTCCGATGTCGTGTGTCCGTGGCATATATTCCTTATGGTGTTCTTTGTTTTCCTGCGTTTCTATTTGGGTTATAACCACCCTTTTTAGCTGCTGCGTTTAGATTACGCTTACGCCTGGCTCTGGTGTTTTGTCCTGAACCGGCAACTTCTCTGCCTTTATAAGTATAAGCTTTACCAGTAGCAGGGTTTACTCTTGAAGTACGTTCTCTATTATAAATTTGAACTGTTCTAGCTGCTTTATACAAAAACTCTTGAGCCTTAGGGCTTAATGCACTCATATCTGCTCTACCGTGCTTATATGATAAAAGTTTACCGTCAATAGCCTGACCGCCGTTTTTAGTTTTACGGTTAAGCATTGGACCCTTTGAAAACGAGTCGTGAAACTCAATCCATACAGATGGAGGTACATCATAATAATTATAAAAGGTTCCATCACGAAACACAACTGTAAGAACGCCTGTATCTGTATCTTGATTATAGTCGTAACCTGCGGCTACTGTTCTAGGACGTTTCCAGTTTGTTGTTGATGTTGGTAAGTCATACAAGGCTGAAGGAGCTACAGCAATTCCTCTAAATGTCCATCCAGAACCTCTTTGTTCTGAAAAACGCTTACTCTTATAGTCATTGCCTAAATACCAATCTGCAGTAATACCAGATTCATAAAATTCGTCTGAAAATTCTTTAAACTCTTTAACTTCTCGTTGATTTTTATATCTGGTGTTATTAATATTAAAAATAGCTTCTTGAATTGCAGCTTTTCTAGAGGCTGTAGTTGATGAGTCTAATCCACCAAGAAAACCACGTTCGTCATATGTTTCTCCAAGAAGGTCTGCAGCTGTACGTAAAACGTCTACATCTGCTACCGATGATTCTGAAATTTGGTCGAGGACTCTTTTACTTCCACCAAGTTGTTCACCTACAGGGTCAAATGCCTGAACGCCCGAACTCTGCAACGCAAGTTTACCTTGGTTGCTAGAGTTCAGGCGTTCAGCCATTATTTAAATTCCTTTAACTATTAAGCCCAAGGAGTAATGGTAATTGAAGCTCCAGGAGCCGTACTTGCAGTGTCTGCAGCAATGCTCTGAGCGTTAACAGTTCCAGTAGCACCAGTTAGTGAAGCTGAGCCAGTTAGTTCAGTAGTGGTTAGGGCAAGTGCTGTAGTAAGGGTACCAGTGAACTTAACCACGTTAGTGCTTGAGTTACCAGTTACAGTCCAAGTGTTAACCAGTTCAGTTGGGATACCTGTGCTTGCACCAATGGTAATCTTTGTACCGATTGGGTAAGCGGCAACTGCACCAGATGCGGTGATAGATACTTCTGTGCTGAGAGCAGTACGACTAATAGCAGTAATTGTCTTAGCAGTGTTGGTTGTAGCGGTTGCAGTGGTAATAGTGTTAACTTCACCCTTTAGGCCACTTCTGATATTTTCAGTTGCGTTAATACCAGTGGTATCAGCAACAGTAAATCCAGAACCAGTAATAGTTACATAACCAGTTGCCTTAGCAGTTACAGTCCATTCACCAAGAACGTAAGCAGGAACTGCTACTGGGCTGCTAGCTGCAGCCTTACCAGCTGTAATAGTAATCTTGCTGTTTAGTGGGTAGTTAACATCTGCGTTAAATGCATAGATGTTAGCAGAGTTAGCTGAAGTTGCGTTAACGCGAGTAATGTTAGCTAGTAGCTTAACAAAACCAGCGTCTTCAAGTGCGTCAATAGCATCAGCAGTTGTCTTACCAAGAACTGAAGGTGCCTTGATGTAGTCAACTGTAGTGCTAGTGTCGGCACCACGGCTTCCCTGATAACGTCCGTAACTATCTTTATTTCCGATTTCATACAGAGGGTAACCATTGTAAGCTCCAACAACAGTATTGTGGAAGCTTACAGTTGGGTCAAGTAGGGTGGACGGAAAAGTGTTTCCGTTGTTTGTAGGGGTATCTTCACGCACATCGTTAGGCTGAATAGGGAAATTACCCCATACAAAGTCAACTTGAACGTTTGATTTGTCATCCAGTGAATGACCGTTATTATTTGTTGAGGTTCCAAGACCATTAACAATTGGCATATTTATTCTTCTTCCTGATTGCAATCATGGGTGTATAACTCATCCTCGTAGAGTATGTCATTGCAATATTTACATCTAAACATGCGAACATCGTCTAGTGCTTCATGTAAAGAGTCGGATTCTGGAAAATCATCTTCCGCCCTAGGATTCTGCGCGAAAATCTCAGGGGGAAATGGTCCACGAGGACTTGAGTAGCCATTAGGGACGGCGTGTCCCTGAACAGCAAACTTACGAATGAGAGGCATTTACCCAACTTTCTTTAAGTCTAATACTAGAGTGCCTTATTTTTTAGAGATTTGCAGGCTAATCTAAATCCTTTTAGCTTGAGCTCTAGAACGAACGTCAAACTTTTGTGGAGCTCTGCTAGGAGGCGGTCCTTGAACACGCTGTTGAGGTGCTCTAGTAGGTCTTGGAGCAGTAGGATTATGGGAAGGGTTAGAAATCCCTAGTTGTTCAATTGCCCTAGGGTGTAGTCCTGAGTAGTCACTTTTCCCTGTAAGTTCAGGATGAATTTCTGAACCAAAGTGTTTTATATTTTGAATTCCAATTTGCTCTAACCGCAACTGACGAGATTTATTCATTGCTGCTTCAGGAAGACCACGAATAGTTCGTTCTTCATTTAGTGCAGCAAGTTCATGGCTTCTAGCCTTAACAATCATGCTATCACGGTGTTCAGGTGAATCAAATTTCATTCCAGTAGAATCAAAGTGTTTCCCAATACGTTCACGAGCAGCCTGTTCAAATGGATTTGTTTTAGCATCTTGTGCTCTACTATCCCCACCGTTATTAGCAGGATTAAAGTAGTCTTTTGGAAGTGCAGCATTTGAGCCTGTTTTCCAAATTGGATTCTTTAATTTAGGGGCCTCAATTGCAAGCATAGGCTTGTGTTCAATAGCCGGAGCTTCTACTTTTTTAGCCGGAGCTTCTAAGGTCTTTTGCTTATCAGTAAAAGCGACCTTTGCAAATGCCTTCTTTTTAATTCCAAGCTCTACTTTACCCAAAGGCAAATGAAACTTTTGTGTTCTAGGCATATTAGCCATCTATACGTTCCTCAATATCATTAAATCTAACTGCGCCCTCATCAAGTCTAGCATCAATTTGCTCTAGCTTCTTTTCAACTCGATTGATGGCATCTTTCATAGAAGAGCCGCCGTTACGCTTCAACTCACCGTCAATACGGTTTAAGCGCTCCATGACACCTGGCACGGCGGAACGACCAGGTGCTGCCGGTTCTCCAGCCCAATCTCTCATAAAGGCGTCCCAGTTGTCCATAAGTAGGTGTAAACGGGCACACAAGGGCCGTAGGAGCCTCCAAAGCATTCCAAGCGCAGTACCAAGGGTAATTACGCCAGCTGCCCAATACAGGACTATTTGGTCCATATTACTTTATTCCCCTTTTTATCCGGTAGCCGCCACCCGAACTACCATCTTGTGCAGAACGCCCAGTCCCAAACCAAGAAACTTCATTACTGAGAGCTGGGTGTCCTACAGAACCTTGCATTTATTATTTCTTGTCCAATACTGCAAACAGGTCGTCTAGTTCGCTGATATCAGCAGCAACTAGGTTCTTTGTCTTACCGTAAGTAACGTGAAGGTGAGCACCAGTACTGGCTGAGCCTGATGGGGTATCTTTACCGCCACCAACTTCGCCAATAACAGTTTTACCTGCTTCAACCTTATCGCCCTGCTTTAGTGGGCTTGGCTTTGCTAGGTGTGCGTACAGAATAAAGTGACCATCATAGGTTGACTGAATTAAGATGTTTCCTAGAACGTCAGTCCACTTGGTCTCCATAACAGTTCCACCAGTGATTGCGTGAATTGGGCTATGTGCGGCTACTGACCAGTCAACACCACGGTGTGGGTGTGAACGGTATGCAGCCATGTTCTTAAATCCATCGCCACGTTTTGCTTTAGGAAATGGTTCTTTGTAAATTGCTTCCGGCATAATAATCCTTTCGGGTAGTTACTACTATTGTCGCTTATTCGTCGTTATTTCGCAGTGGAAACGTAATCATCCAGATTACAAGTGACGCAAGGATGCACCACCCCACTACTGTCTTGGCAGAGCCTTCCAAAACAATCCAAGCAACAAACATACCTAGAAGAGTCCAGAGTTGCCCTATTAGGTCATTTAGGAACTTCATTTTTCTTTCCTTCTACTAGAACTTGATGATGCACTACCAGCGGCACTGGCAGCACTCTGGGCAGCCATAGTGGCAGCCTGTGTTGCTACCTGTGTAACAATAATGGCAGAAATAACAATCTTTTGTGCCCTTTTTCGCACAGCAGGTGGTAAATCTGCACCAATATTACCTAAAGCGTTAAAAGCATCAGCTAACCCTTGAAATGCTGCCCCCAACAGTGGAATTCCTGCAACTGGATTATCGTTGTGAAACTCCTTTGGGGGTATTATTTTAAATTGAGCACAAATTGCTGTCTAGGAATGTATGCACCATCAGCAAAATACTTTGGGTTATTCTTCTTTGGTTTACGCTTATCCGCAGCAGTAGGTTTTGGAATGTTTGCTAGGTCCACTTTTGCTTGAGCAACTCTGGCTTCTAGGTCGTCTACCTGCTGTGCCGCAGACTCAATGGCAGCAAAAGTGCTACTGTATTCAGCCTTTAGGTCACGCAAGTTAGCATCAGCAACTACTTTGTCATCACTTCTGTTTTGCCAGTTAGATTCAGCATTATTCATGACGGATTCTAGCGGAACCAAAATAGCGTGTTTATTTGCCAATGAAGTTCCAGCGTATCCATAAGCGACATTTGCTCCATCATAGACATCACAAGCATCTCCATAGACCACAAGTGCCTGTTCTTCAGCGGCTACTGCCTGAACATAAAGAGCGGTCTTAGCGTTTAATACAGCAAGCAATGCTGGGTCTTTAATCATGGTGACTACTGCGTCCTGTGTAAAGAATGAGGCTGGGGCTACTGCGTAAGAACTACCGCCTAGAGGTTTGTAGTAAAGGCTAGAACAAGCACCGCCAGTCCATTCGTAGAACCAAGCGTCAATAGCGTATGACTTACCTCCAGTAAAGGAGAACAGTCCTGTGGAGTTTGCTCCACAACCTTTTAGCGACCAGTCATTGATTACCTGAGTTCCGTTGATAGACATGTAGAAACCGTCATCGGCAGGAGCCTGGAAGTAAACCTTAGTGGTTGTTGGGTATGTGATGTAACCCTTGTAGTGAAGCATGATGTAATCAGAACCACAACCTAGAATGTCACCGCCACCCCAGTTCAGGTCAATGTTGCTTACAGTAGTTGTCTTACACTTGGTGTAAGCAGTATCTGACTTCTGTGGAGGGTTTCCATAACGACCGATACCTGTGTAGACATCTACCTTCAAACCTGCACTACTGCCCTGACCACCAGCGTTGATTAACTTGGTGTCATAGTCATTTTTAGCCTGATTCATAACAGCCTGAGCGTTGTCGGCGTTTTGCTGGGCTACTGCGTAAGAATCATAAGTAGAATCCACAACATCAGCAGCAGCATTTACTGCGGCTACTGCCTGAGCGACTACTGCTTCAGCAGCACGAACATCAGCAAACGCTGCATCATAACCAGCCTTTTTACTATTGTAATCAGACACAGCAGCCTCTAAAGCATCTTTTGCTTCAGTAGCGGCAGTCTGAGCGGAGTTAATAAGGTCAGCCTGAGAGTTAGACGAGTTAGTCCAACTGTCTAGGTTAGCCTGTGCGTTGTTTAACTGATTCTGAAGGTCTTGTACCTTTGCCTGTGCTTCAGCAACTTTTTGGTTGTAGTCAGTTGTGCTGTCAGCCAAAGCAGGGCTAGACAAGCCAAATAAAAGAAATAGCGTTGTAAGGGGAACGAATATTGCTGCGAATTTACGCAAGATACGCATTAGTTCTTAGGAGCCTTTGGTTCTTTTACATTCTTTAACTGAAGACTCTGCTGGAATGCAGCATTGATTTCAGCATTTGATAGCTTACCATCTTCTAGGAAAGCATA